AGATGTACAAGATGATTCCTTCAGAATACAAGATAATAGTGATAATACTAAAGAATTAGCCTTTCAAGTAAGTGGAGTATCTTCAGGTACTACTCGTACTTTGACTGTACCTAATGCTAGTGATACAATTGTAGGTAAAGCTACTACTGATACCTTTACTAACAAGACTTTTGATGCTAATGGCACTGGTAATAGTCTCAGTAATGTAGATGTAGCTGACTTAGCTGCTGGTACAGACGGACAATTGATTACATGGGGTGCTGACGCAGCTCCAACTACAGTAGCTACAGGTACTTCAGGACAAATATTAACTAGTAATGGAGCAGGAGCTGCACCTACATTTGAAACAGCTGTCACAGGTGCAACTAATGGCTTTGCTATAGCAATGGCTGTGGCCCTCTAAAGGAGAAGAAATGGCACAAGATTTTGAGAGACATATTGATCGTAATACTGGAACAGGAGCAGTAACAGTATTTACGAGTAACAGTGATGACACTGTAGTAGGCATTAGGTGTTGTAATGTACACGCTAGTAGTGCCATTAATGTAGATGTATACATTGTAAATGGTGGTAATAATTACTATCTGGCAAAAACTACACCGATAAGTGTCGGGGGGCAATTGGAGCTTATAGATGGTGGAGCCAAAATTATACTACAAAGTGGTGATGCTTTAACAGTTAAATCAAGCGTAGCCAGTAGCTTAGACACTGTAGTCTCACGCATTGATGCAATTAGTACATAGGAGACAACATGGCTTATATTGGTAACGTACCAGCGGAAAAATACATTGCACTGACACAGCAGACCTTTAGTTCGCCTACAGGTACTAGCTTTACTTTGTCACAGGCAGTTACTAATTCTGTTGATATTGATTTATACATTGATAATGTTAAGCAAGACCCTACGACTTACAGTGTATCAGGCACAACTTTAACCACTAGCACCATTGCAAGTCCTTCTACCATGTACTGTATTTATAATGGTAAGGCTATGCAAACAGTTAATCCTCCTGACGGTAGCGTGGGAACGGCTAAGGTAGCTGACGATGCAATCACATTGGCGAAACTAGCACCGGGAACAGACGGCAACATTATTTCGTTTGATGCTTCTGGAAACCCAGTGGCTATTGCGACGGGGAGTTCAGGACAAGTACTCACTTCAGGTGGCGCAGGTGCTGCCCCAAGTTTTGCTGCTGCTGCTGGTGGTAAAGTTGTTCAGGTTGTGTATACACTTTCTACTGCTGAGACATCAGGGACAACCGTTGTCGTCTATGACGACACTCCTCAGACTATAACTGAAGGAAATGAATTTCTTACCAGAACAATCACTCCCACCGACTCTAGCAATATTCTATATGTTGAAGGAACTATCAATTTAGGCCAGAGCAATACCGGGGGGATTGTAATTATAACATCTCTTTTCCGTGATGCCGTCACAAATGCTTTGGGAACGTGGGGGCTGTTGGTTGATGCCAATACTGTGATGAGTGCAGTACCTTACCATTATGTGATGGTTGCGGGTACAACTAGCGAAATTACATTCAGGATGAGGAGTGGTAGTAACAGTGCGGGGACGCATTATATGAATCGTGGTGGCTCTGCCAGCCTGTGGGGTGGACTTTCTACGTCAACGATGATAGTTACGGAGATATCAGCATAATGGCACTTTCAAAGATAACCACAGAATCACTCCTCGATGGAGAAATTACGACTGCGAAATTTGCTACTAATGTCGGAGGTAAAGTTGTACAGGTAGTTAATGTGCAGAGTGGTGCGGTGGCAACAGGAACTACAGTGATACCTCAAGACGATACCATACCTCAGAAGACAGAAGGGACGGAATTTTTAACTCTTGCTATTACTCCTACCCATGCTTCTAATAAATTAATAATTGATATTGTCTTACATTTAAGTTCAAGTGCGGATAATTGGATGCTTTCTGGCTTATTTCAAGACACTACCGCCAATGCTTTAAACAGTAGTGAAAGTTATTTAACCACAACAAATGGTGCTCACATACATACTTACACTCATTTTATGGCAGCCGGGACGACTTCTGCGACAACTTTTAAGGTAAGGGCGGGTGGTGACTCATCATCTACTATTACGTTAAACGGTGCGGGTGCAGCACGTAAATTAGGAGGAGTTCTATCTTCCTCAATCACAATAACGGAGATATTAGTATGACAGATATAGCATCAGTAATAGGTTGGAAACACAACCATCAAGCAGGAATGTGTACAGCAGATGGAGTAATCACAGAGTTTCCTGGTGGTATCCCTTCAGCAGAAGATCAGGCTACTTGGACTACAGAGTATGAAGCTCATGTTGCTGCCAATGCTTACAAAGGGAAACGACAAATAGAGTACCCCACTATAGCAGATCAGCTAGACGATCTGTACCATAACGGTGTAGACGGGTGGAAGGCTACAATAAAAGTTACTAAAGATAAATACCCTAAAGGATAAGATATGGCTTATATAGGACGGCCCTTACAGGTTGCAAATTTGGCAGTACAGAGTGGCACAGGAGATGGATCAGATACTACTCCAATTGCGACCTTAGATTATGCAACGACTACAAATGGAATTGCTGTGTACCTTGATGGGGTCAGGCAATTGGCAGGGACAGATTTCAATGTAACCGCCCAGACCACGCTTACCTTCACGACCGCCCCTGCGAATGGTGTCGGGATAGACGTTTATTTTCTAGGGTTGGAACTTAGTATTCCTACGCCAGCAGATGCGACAGTTAGTACGGCTAAAATAGTAGACGATGCAGTAACTTTGGCGAAGATGGCTCCCGGTACTGACGGGAATATTATTAGTTATGATGCTTCTGGGAATCCTGTAGCTATAGCAACGGGTACGGATGGGCAGGTCTTAACGTCTACTGGTGCTGGTAGTCCTCCTGCATTTGAAGCTGCTGCTGCTGGTAGTTTGGTTTTTATTGCAGAGGTTAATGTAACAAGCGGTGATGCTGCTGCCAGTTTCTTGACCAGTTTTAGTTCTACCTATGATGACTATATTGTCTATTTTGACAATATGCAGGTTACAACTGACACGGCTATAGGTTCAGTTAGAATTGCAATAGGTGGTGCAGCGAAAACCGATTCTACCTATGCTTACGGTCAATCTGGATTAAGTGAGGGAGGAAGTGAGGTTTATGGGGCGAATACTGCGTCTAATTTATATCGACTGTCGGCTGGTTCATGGGGCAATCAAGCAACTGAAGTTGGTGCTGGGTGGGTAACTTTTCATGGTGTCAATGCAGCAGTACAGAAACACCTCAACTCTTTTACATCATTTATCGACTCAAACACAACTTATGTGGGGTCTTACGGAGGCTGTGGGTATCAAGGGGCAACTACTGCGTGGTCTGGCTGCCAGTTTCTGTCTAATGGTGGAAATTTAATATCTGGTAACTTTAAACTTTTTGGAATAAAGAACTCATAATATGGCTAGATTTGGTAGATCACCAGAAGGGCTAGTACCCTTTACAGCAGAAGAAGAAGCTGAAGCAGACGCAAGAGAACAAGCGTGGGCAGATGGCACTGTTGCCAGAAACGCTTTTTATGAGATACAAAGACTAGAATCAACAGTAACCCCTAGACGAATCAGAGAAATGACAACGGTAGCAGGGGCTAAGTGGGTTGATGACTTAGAGAAACTCATAGCAATCGAAAGGGCTAAACTGTGAAAGAAATACGCATACCCGTCAGTAAGCCAACTCCAATCAACCAGTGTGGCACTTGGTCAATCATATATCCAGCCGAATGGACAAAGAAGAGGAAAAATAAATGAGTGTAACTACTGTTTCAAGTAGCATGATTAAAGACGCAACCATTCTTAATGCTGACATAGGGGCTGCTGCTGCTATAGCTACGACTAAGCTAGGGGCTGGTGCTGTGGTGCAGGTAGTTAATTTCACTACTGGTACTAAGGCCACTGGGACAACACAATTCGTGCTAGACAACACTATTCCTCAAAATACCGAAGGTTCTGAGTTTATGACTCTTGCAATAACTCCAACCAATGCAAGCAATAAACTACTTATACAAATGCAACATACGTTTGCTGTAACTAATGCTTTTGAAAATACAGCGGCACTCTTTCAAGATTCAACGGCTAATGCTCTAGCAAGCATGAACCAAATGCGAACTGGAACTAATGCAATGGACACCACCTTCTGGTCGCATTACATGGCAGCAGGAACAACGTCTGAAACGACTTTTAAGCTTAGATTTGGTGGTAACGGTGCGGGGACTTGGACATTTAATGGTCAATCTAATACGGCTAGACTTGGTGGAACCATATCTAGTTCAATAACAATCACGGAGATACAAGTATGAGCAGCATAGCAGAAGTAAAATGAATGGAGAAGATACTAGAGTCAGCATGGGCATTATTTGTAGCTATAGGTTGGTTCTTTATTAACAGAATCACAGCTAAGGTAGATGCTCTGGAGAAGGACAAAGCAGATGGTTCTACTGTAGGTAGACAAGCAGGATTGATACATGAGGTAGACCGTAGGATAGACGAGTTACAACATACTACTGTCCCTAGACAAGAATATAAGTCTGACATTGCTGGTTTACATATACGAGCTAATGAACTAGAACGATCTAAGGAAGACAAGGTGACAGATGTACGCATTGTTAACAAAGACGATCCTAGTCCTGCTAAAAAAGGAAAATAAGTGGACAAAATTAATGAGATGTACATAGCAGTAACTAGTGGTCTACTTGGTATAGGACTCTGGATATTCAAAAGGTTATTCAAGTCTATTGACTTAGCTCATGAACGTATAGATAGACTTGAATCTAAAGTAGTAGATCGTGCGTACTTAGAGTCTCAACTAGTACCCATTAGGCAAGACTTAAAGATCATACTTAAACATTTACTTGGAACTAAAAATGACTAGCCGTAAGACTAATGATCAGCTAATTAAAGACATTATCACTTCTAAAGATAATCTTAATAGGCTTATGTTAGTAGAATGGTTTGATCCTTATGATAACTCAGAAGAAGTAACTATAGCTGACTTAGATATACAAAAGGCTGTCTATGAGTCCTGTGGGTTTCTTATGGGTATATCTAATGATCATCTAGTTGTAGGTTATAATAAGGATATGAGTGAGATAGGCAAGTACAAGGGATATGGAGCTATTCCATTATCTCTAATTATTAATGTACATATAATGGATAGGAATTGTAAGTAATGGACGTACTAAATAGATTTCCTTGGACTATGGCAATGATGGTAGTAGTAGGATGGTGTCTGGCTTATTACGTTTGTACACCTAACTAAGGAGAAACAGAATGGAAATGTTTATGAACCAAAGTTGGTTCCAGATAGTAGGAGAAGTAGTACTAATGTTTACAGCTCTAACTGGAGCTATGCCTGACAGGTTAGTGAATAAAATACCTGTATTAGGTAAACTTTGGCCTATCTTTAACTGGTTAGCTGGTAACATCTTTAATAACGTCAATCATCCTAAAGGGATGGCTGCATTACAAGAAGTAGAAGATGAACTTGATAAAGCTAAGGCTGAAGTTAAAACTCGTACTGGTGTTACTGCTGTCCTTGACGGGATGTAGTATACTACCACAAATGGCTGCACCTACGGCTAACTTTGGGTTAGGACTTTATAATGCTGACTCATACTACTCTAAAGAATGTCTGTGGTATGAGCCAGTACAACTTAGTGCTGAGACTAAAGAGTGGATAACTAAGAATAAACCTACAGGTGTAGTAGTAAAAGATTTAGCTAAGATAGCTAGAAATAATGATCTCTATAAAGAGGTATGTAAATAATGAGTAATGGAACTGTTAAAGACCTAGGTGATCTACATGGGATTATCGCTAGAACACTTAAAGATCAACTTCTTAATGGTGTAACCTCGGTATCTAAAGATGGAACTATTGAACAAATATCAGCTCCTGCATCAGTCCTTAATGTTGCAAGGCAATTTCTACGAGACAATAATATTGAGTGTCTTGGTGCTAATAATGAAGACATAAAAGGATTAGTAGAGGAGTTACCGTTTGATGAAACCCCAAGTAGATCAGCTAGAACTAATTAAGAGTGACTTCCGTAATTTTCTTTATATTGCTTGGAAGCACCTTGCTCTACCTCCTCCTACTCCTATACAATACGACATCGCTGAGTATCTCCAGTTTGGCCCTAAGAGACTTATTATCCAGGCCTTTAGAGGTGTTGGTAAATCTTGGATTACTTCTGCTTTTGTTGTATGGAAGTTACTTGTTGACCCACAATTAAAGTTTCTAGTTATATCTGCATCTAAACAAAGGGCTGATGATTTCTCTACTTTCACTAAACGGATTATCCATGAGATGCCTATTCTTCAGCATCTCAGGGCAAGAGAAGAGCAAAGAAACTCTAATGTTGCCTTTGATGTAGCTCCCAGTAGAGCAGCTCATGCACCTTCAGTTAAATCTGTAGGTATCACTGGACAAATTGTAGGCTCTCGTGCTCACTTTATTATTGCTGATGATGTTGAAGTATTATCCAATGCTTTGACTCAGGTGATGAGAGATAAGTTGGGCGAAGTAGTAAAAGAATTTGATGCTGTGGTTATGCCTAAGGTAGGACGTATAGTTTACCTTGGGACACCACAGGTTGAAGAGTCATTATATGCAGGATTACAAGATAGAGGCTATGAATGTAGAATATGGCCCGCTAGGATGCCAGATAAGCGTCTTAAAGAGTTCTATGCACACCGACTATCACCTTTTATAAAGAAGCTTCAGATCG